GCCACTACCAGTTGTTTCTGTTTCAATGTTATATACAGAGATTGCTGTACCAGATGTACCTAGAGCCCTTGCTCCTGATCCACCACTGTTAGTTCCATCAACGCTTGGGTAATAACCAGAAAGCAGATAGCTATCTGCGTCGTTGGCGACCTCGTATGACATCTGGCCAAACACGTCATTAGACACTGCTATGGCTGATTGTTCATTATCAATTGCATCAAGGTGCAATGTAATATACTTTTCCTGGTTAATAGTCAGAACTTGGCTTGAGCCACCTACTGCTGACCATGTCAGGGTCTGGTTTCTTGTGTAATCGCCAACAGCGATACCTGAAAGAGATGGAATCTTGAAGCTGTCTCCAGCTTTCTTTAGCATCCCCTCATAGGAATGATTGATAACGTCTGCAGCTACCAGCTGCTTCTGAATCCTGGAAAGCATCACGCTTGGGACGATTTCCGACGGTATAAATGCCGACATACTCATTGTGTTTTATCCTTTGATTTACATCTTTAAGCCCAGCGCGTCAGCTATCTCCTTTGCGTGAGAAGCTATACGCACTGGATCTTTAGTGGCTAAGATAGCCTGTACATTGTTTGTTGTAGCTTTAGTTACTACTTTAGTTCCTGTTCCTGGATTCTGATTGGCTTTGACTATTTCCTTGTTTGTCTCAAGAATCTTGTTAATTCCTGTGTTAAAATCCAGTACAGTGTCTCCATCTTTGAATACTACCTGATCATCAGCGAGATCAACCTTATCATCAGCCAGCAATGATCTAATGAGAAACTGGGCACCATATACTTTATCATTGAGGGCCTTGGTAAGTTCTGATACTATCTTTGAAGTCTTAGACTTGCGTCTTTCACCTTGTAGCTCTGACTCCATACTCTTGATCTTATCATTAAGTAGTTTAAGTGTCAGGTTATTGGTAGGCCCCTTAGAGCTTCCAATATTAGCTACAAAGTCTTCAAGGTCAGTATCATCTGTATAGCCTAGAGTTTCAAATGCCTGTTTGAACTTTCTAAGTCTGGCATTCTCGTTGTTTCTCTTTCTTGATTCAGCTATACCTTTTTCTCTCTCGCTGTTTACAAGGCCAACTACGTCTTCATAGACATCTTGTTTGCCCGCTGCTTCAAGTGCAGCTTTGATCTCTTCTAACGTCATACATACCTCCATGGGTGTTAAATTTAGGCTTCAAAGCCTTTTACTGTAATGTTTGTGTAAAATTATACAATGTCTTGCAATTTACGCATTGTATCATCATCAAGGTGATTTAAGAAACGAGTTATAACTGTCTTCTTGATCTCTTTCTTGATCTCATCACTGATATCTAACTGTAAGAGCTTAGCTATCTCATCTACGTTTATATTTGAATAGTAAGTATCGTACTGTTTAGTATAAGATATGCTACAGTCTATTGTTTGCTTTGTGTAGCGGCCAAACATAGCTACCAGTTTAGTTTCCAGGTTCTGCATAATATTAGCAGTTTGCTTTAGTTGGGTGTTGGCGGACTGGAACTTGTATGCTTCAGCTATGCCTGATGTCTGCTTGATGCCTACTATTCCTTGTTGTGATGCTGCCTTGTAGATACTCTCTACGAACTCATTACATGACTTTACAAGCTGGTCGCTGATGCCAGGATCAGGACTTGCATAGCCAGGTGGAATAGTTATAGAAGGGTCTGCAGGGAGGTTCATCATAGCGTGTGGTCCAATGGTTATGTTATTATTAGATCCCCCTAATTGGGCATAGAACACGCTAAAGGACTGGGCTCGTTCAAGGTCTCGTAGTTCACTGTCTTTATTGAAGAGGGACCAGTTAAGCTTGGCTATGTCATAGAATGTTGGAGGAGGAAGGACCTGATCGGTAAGGCCATTATCATACACAGGTATTACTGGCATTACATTAAGGCCGTGCTCTACTGGCTCTTCCCTGATAAGTTTGGAGTCTTTGCCTGATCCAGTATGATACTGTTTGGTTATAGCTATTGAGTCATACCTCCATAGGATTTTATACTTCTTACCGTCTATTACTTCATCTTCTCCCTTGAACGTAATAGATATCAGTTTGTTGAACTTGTCTACCTCATAGGAGTCAACAGTATATGCTGGCTGGATATAGATATATGGATATTTTCTATCTGCTAAGACGGTTGCTTGCGAACTTGGGGGGTCGTTGAAGTTATCCATTACTACAAAGGTTACACCGTGTAGTTTCATTAGAGTGGCCGCTTTAGCCATTATATTAGATAAAGATGTTTCCCTATTGTCACAGTCGTCTATGAAGCCTAGATATAGTGGATTGGTAGTAGTTCGTGTAATAGGATTACTAAACACTGGCTCAACCAATGCGTTTATAATGGGCTTCAGGAAGTTTCTATAACTAGCGAGGCTCTTACGCTTGGTATAATATAATTCCCTTTCAAAGGGGACTAGATAAGTACCGTCTTTAATACCGCCTGATCCATCGTATAGATGAGTACAGAACAGATAGTCATTAACATATAACGGGTCTAAATAGCCATCAGCTTGAGAGTATGATGGATTAGTCGTTCTATCTGATTCAAAAGTAAGTTCTTTCATTATTTTATCCTAACTGGTTGGTTGTAGCTATGCCAGTGCATAATAGATTATACGCTCCAGTTGTAGCATCTATCATATCATTGTGTCCTTTATTAATATCCTTGGAGTTGAAGTTAAGGCACTCATCTTTAAAGAACCGTACAAAGGGCATATTGTTGATTATGACATTACTTAGTTCACATTGTGACGCGAAAGGTAGAGCTCTGGTAATCTTGTCCTTGGTTGGTCTGTACCTGCGTAGGACATGGTTGGAAAGCTCTGGGACCCGTCTAAGGTCCTGAATGATGGCTAACTGTTGTCCTGCATCCTCAAGGCCTATATGAACGTCTGGGCCATCTTGTATGGCTGTCTGTATAATAAGTTTCTTGAGATCAGGGTATGCCAGCTTTACTCTCTTGATATCGTGTATATAATACTTGTCTAGTTTGGTCATCAGGCAACCTGCACTATAGTCAGCTGAGGTCTTGGTACTGACTGCAAGATCCCAGAAGCGTATGCCTGTCTTGGGACTGGCAAGGTCTTTAAGGATTAGCCAGTCAGGGTTGATTATCTCTGCTGCTCCATCTACTATGGCACAGTATAATTCCTGTTGAGCAAAGCTTGAGGTATACTGACGTTTGAGATCGTTTACATAATCTTCGGATATATGGGGTACCTCGTCTATAGTTGTCCTGATAAGAGTCAGATAGTTATTAGCTAACATATTAGTACTGAATATATCCGTCAGCCCCTCTTCCTTGATTATGTCATATACCCAGTCTTTACCTCTTACAGTTGTAGCTATGAACCATTGAAGGTCAGAGCCTGCCCTTAGTCTGCCAAGGCCTATGTCAAATGCTTCCCTTGTAAGCTCTCTCGCTTCATCAAAGTATAAGGCTGCCACAGATGGGCCTCTGAGGCTGTCTGGATTGGAAGCGGTTCTAAGCATTATATCAGTCCTGTTGATTACTACGTTTATACTGGGGGACTTGGTTATGTAATAGTGTGCTCCTTCAGTGTAGCCCATCAGATCAAGGACTTGTCTGTATAGTGGCACTAAGTTATCTCTCAGGTTATTAAGGCTATAGCTAAGGACCAGGACTCTCTTACCAGCTAAGGCATCAATTATAGACTTGAAGACAAGGGCATAACTCTTACCCCCCGCTATGCAGGATAAGAACATCGTACCCTTTGTAGTGGAGTTTATGAAGTTATATTGAGCTCTGCTAAGGCTAATCATTGTGGATCCTCCACAATGTTATCTATGCTAATCATTTGTTTACTTTTTATCTATGACCTCTATGGTCACTTTGGTTGGCGGCGACAGGTCTACGCTTTCTTGGTCATTAAACCTGTAACCAAAGCGTTTAATAGTCTTCAAATAGAACATATGAGAAACAGGATTCTTTTCCCATAGGGCTTTCTCATGACATCCTATAAGGTATTGCCACCCGTCTATTAAAACCTCAGCCATCTCGTCATCTCTGTCCATGTAACTATAAAGAGTGAGAGGAACAATCTTAAGTGCTTGGCATAACTCAACTAAGGTAGGCTTAGGATTGTTTTTATACTCCTTAACTATACTCTTGACTTCTTCCAGATTGGTTAGTTTACGCTTTCCTGCCATATAAAACCTTCTTAAGTAGTTGATTATACTCAGAGTTGTAGCGAGTTGTAGATAGTTCTTTGTTGTACATCCAGTGGTTAAAGCAAGAGATGCCATGTGAGAATATATCACTAATCTTGTCTGAGAACTCTGCTGATTCTATAAACTCGTTTGGAGTGTATAGATTGGTTCTGAATATTTGTCTTAAAGCGTCAGTCTTGTTCTGGACATAGGCTAGCATGTCCTCCTGTGTTAAATGGCTGAAGCCGTTGGTCAGGAAGCAGGTCTTGAGGTACATGTGAGCTGTATCTTTGGCTAGCCTGGCCGTATATTTGTCTTGGTGGCCACAGGCCAGGATGTGTTCTTCTATAGAGTTGAGTACACCTTCGGCGTGTAGCATCTGGTTCTTGATAATAGTATTATCATATTTGACTAGTTCGGCGTCGTGAAGACGTTGTAGATCTAAGAGGTCATGAATGGTTGATTCAGATACTTTAGTAAACGATGCCTTTAACCACGGGAGTTGAATGCTGAACCTGTTGACTAGAAACATGGCTAGAACTACAAGAACGCAAAGGGTTATGATTATTGTTTCAGTCATATAGATACCTTTTGATCTTTTTCTTGATCTTGTCTATCTCTACGTTTGAGCTTATTCTTTTTGTCAGATATGTACTATATATTAGTAATTCTTCTCTTGATAATATATCATGCAAGTCTGTATTTAGCTCATCTAATAAGTCGGTTGGCTGCGCTGGCGGACACTCCATTGTATCAATGTCCAGCATATCTAGTTTGTGTTCTGGCTTGGTCTTATAAAACAGACGGTTGATGGCGCTAAGGTAATAGAACGCATAAGTGTTAAATTCACACCCTTTTGAGGGATCATACGTTTCAAGTGCTAGAGTTAGTTGGTAGTTAGCTATGTCTAGTAACTCTTCGTAGTCGTTGATGTCGTTATAATGGGGTTGGATTCTGGCTTTGATAATGGCTTCATACTCTTTGAGTATGTCTTTTATGACCTTATTCTTCTCCCCGTTCTTGTATCTTAGTACCAGGGCTTGTACTCGTTTAGTGTTCATCGTTAAGCCTCCAGATACTAAGTGGTTTAAGGTCTGATCTATTAGCTATACACCAGAGGTCTTTCCATTGTGGTCTGGAATATAGTTGGTATGACTCCCAGTGGGTAGGGCCTGTTATTATTTCAACTATTGATGATGGTTGGGGGCCAAGGTTAGTATAAGTAATCAAAGACTTGGACTCCAACAGGGTCAGAATACTATTTCTTGGAACTAACAATATATCTGTTTTACTTACATAGGCTACGATGTCCTGTTCCCCAAAGATGCTGCCTGGGTAGCCTTGATTGTTCTGTATCTCTATTGTATATCCTCTTTTTCCTACGCTTTTAACATCAACGCTATATGTTATCTTGTCTACTGGACTTGTTATGAAATAGTCTATATGTGCTAGCTTATTGATGATTAGTGGTGACGGCACTGGTTTATAATCTCTTCTGGTTGCTTCATCTTTGAATATCTGTTCTGATTCTATACCTTTCATGATTTGATGTTTATATTGTGAATAGTAAGGCATTGTTTCTCCTTGATAATGCCCCTCCTTCTTCTCTCCTTTTAGTCGTTTACTCCAATCGCTACACTTGTTCCCAGTAACTTCCTCGCTCTTCGTCTGTTATAGGCGGACTCTACCAGTCTGGTATTGGACCAGTCAAAGGCCAAGTGTAGCTGGTCTTCATCTAATAGATCAAACTTGCCAAGAGGCGTTATGTGGTCAAGTTCAAGTACACCTTTTCTGTAGTCAGTAATATTAAAACCTTCAGGCAGGGTAGTCTTCAGGTAAGACAGGAACTCATAACAAGTCTTGCCAGTAAGGTATTTCATGGTGGCGTCCCTGTTGGACATGTTCGCTAAGTTGCCCTCCCTGATGCCTCTAACCATCTCAGCTACTCTCTTATTCAACCATGTTCTCTTATTACATCTTACTCTAAACTGAGGATTAGTCTTGTAGTTATGATAAAAGCGTTGAGCATCTTGTTCTTTATGGCTACGATAATACTTTAAAGAACACTCTCTATTCTTGTCAGAGTTCTTTCTGGCATATCGTTGACTGTATAATCTACGTCTCATCTGTATTGTCATATGATTCTTCTTTCTGGCGCTTCTGGCAAATAGGCCCAATGCGTTACGTTAGTAGTGGGGTATCCATCGCCTATTCTACCAGTAAGACTGACCTCAAATACTTTCTTATATGGAGGCCAACCATTTTTTGTAAGATACCCCACCTGATACCGATCTGGCTCATATATCATGACTAATTCGTTTTGTTTTGGCAGTCTTTTTTTTACATCAATCCATTCCATCTTATTTCCTTTCTATCTTGCGCCG